CAACGCCTGCCTGTTGGGCAGTGAGGCCACCGATTCCTTGCGCTAGATTGGCAAACTGCATGCCTGCCTGACCCAAAGCCTGACCTCCGGCCAGTTGACGACCTTGCTGGGCTTCAAAAGAACCTTGAGCAGCCTGTTGGGCCTGTAAATAGTTCTGTGCGTAATCTTGCATGATTCGCTGCATCATCAGGTCTTGAACGCCACGCTCTGTTTCAGCGCGCTGCACTCCTTCACGAGTGCCTCCAAAAGCACCTGCTGCTACCGCTTGGGCAGCCTGCCCTTGGCCTGCGATATCTGCCTGACGACGCATTTCTCTTAGAGCGTTTTGAGTCACCTGCTCTTGGTACGGATTCATGAACGCTTGAGCAGAAGCAGGATCGTAAGCCTGTGCTGAACCAAGGATGCCGCCTATGCCCTGTCCAATGACAGGCACTGCTCTGCCCAGCATTTCCTGAGCCGCTTGATACTGGGGCGCTGTCTGGATCGCTCCAGCCGCCAAAGCTCCACGCTGGGCAATGTCCATACCTTGAGTAAGGCCTTGAGCACCCGCCTGAATGTAAGGCTCAAAGGCTCCGACGCCCTGCTTGGCAAAATCAATTGCTTGCTGCTCAGTTGGAGCCAGCCCTGCTGCAACGGTAGGAACCGTCATCATGGGCTGGTTATATAGACGTTGGGCCTCTTGCAGGAGACCGAGCTTATAGGCTTCGACCTCGGGGGCCTCACGCATTATCTGCGTGGTGGTTGAAATATCAGCCATTCTTAGGGCCCTCCAATCGTTTCATTAGCGCGTACATTTTCTTAGCACCCAATCTTCTTGATCCGTTGCCCATGTTTCTCACTGCCTTGGCAGTGAACACAAACTCTCCGTCACTCAGCATAGCAGGGATATCATCTGAAGTGCCTGTTCCCGGCCCTGATATATGACCGTTTTTACGCGGAAACTTGGTTTCTCCCTGCGGGGAGCTGCCTTTTGCGGCTTTTCGTGGAGAATAGAAGCTATAAGGCGTATACATAGCGGTTGGAGACATCGTTTGAGTGCCACCAAAACTAAGCCCGTAACGACTAGGCTGCTCTGCCAAGAGTCGAGCACCGGGGCTGATTCCCGCTGCAAAGTCTTCCCATCCTGCTGGAACGCTGCCCTCTTCCTCTCCACCGAGAAGACTCATGACACCAACTCCAGCAGCGGCCAACGGGCCGTATTTGTAGAGCATGCCGCCTGAGTTCTGGGCTATAAAGTCAGTCACCACGTCAGGAACCGCATTAGAACGAATTGCTTCATTCAAAGCGGCACGGGAGCCTCCGTAAAACTTGTCTGCGGCCTGTGTCAGAGCTCTTTCCTGTCCCACTGCTGCTCTGGCTTTTGGACTTAGGAAATCCTTAACTGGGTCCGTAACTCGGCTCAGGAAGCTAGGCTTGGGCATTACTTCGCCTGCGGCCCCTCTACCAGCCTCATAGAACCTGAAATCTTTGGCTGTGGGCTTCAACAAGTCTGCCAGTGGCCCTTGAGTCGGGACGCCTGTCACACCTTCAGTGGGCAAAGTGGCTATGCCTTGAGCCGTTGGAGCAGCCGCTCTGGCTGCTGTGGCTCTGTCTACTGCGGCCTGTTGTGCAGCAGTTCTTTCGCCTGCTTGTCGAATAGTTGCACCGCCGGGAGCAGCAAAAGGATCGCCGGGCATGACCTGAGCCTGAGAAGGAGGCAATTGAGTCCGCGTAATGCCTGCTAAGTTGTTGGGCTGGGCAGGGAAAGACTGTGCTCCAGCCTGCTGCATAGGAGTCCGTGTTATGCCAGCGGTATCCACCATTTCAGGAGCGTAGACCTTAGAAACACTCTCAGTGCCTCCTACCACGTCGCCTCTGGCTGCTTCGGCTGCTGACTCTCCCACGTCGGGAAGTGCTGAATCGCCTGCGCCAGTAAAGAAGTCACGTGCTTTTTCTACCTGACCGCTAATTGTAGTTGCGCCCTGATAGCTTCCCGCCTGAAAGGCTTCCGCACCGCCTGCTACGCCACCGATTGCGCCTGCGGTCAGACCACCGATAGCACCCGTCTTGAGAGCATCTTTCAGATTACCACCTGCTGCCAAGGTTGAACCTGCACCGCCCACGAAGCCTGAGACTGCTGCCACGCCTACTGAGGACGTAACCCCCAGCAAAGATGCGGCTGCTGGCCCCAAAAAGAAGCCCAGAGCGATAGAGGTAACAATCCGACCAACGGTAGAACTGGCAAACTTCTTAACTGCCTTGCCAATCTTCTTGAAGACTTTTCCTATGCCTTTAAACAGCTTTTTGAAGAACTCAGGCAGTCCGGTTACAGGATTGATTGTGCCGCTACCACCCATCCGGCGTAAAACCATAGCCTCACGTGGTGAAATATGGGCCAGCATCGTATCGCCATAACGACCCTGTTGAGCCATGGCCGCTGCAATAGGCTTAAGTTCAGCGATTCCGCCACGGGCAAAATTCTGTGGTTCAGGCTGTGGAGCAGGAGAAGAAGCTCGTATCTCATCAACTGCCATGTTCAGGGCAGCAAAGAACTCTGGATCAAACACAGGAGGAAGCAGGTCCTCAGGAATGTCCTGCGCCAGATACTTCTCTCTGATTTGCGGATAATTCTGTGGGGACGCTAGGATTTCATCGACCATCTGATTAAGCGCGTCCATAGCTTCTGGGGGAAGCTCAAGATCACGAAGTTCTGCCTTGAACTCAGCAACGGCCTGAGGATCAGCCTCTGAAGCTGAATCAAGAAGGTCCTTGCTAAATTCTTGGGGCGAGACTTGCTGGCGGAGCTGCTCGAAAGCCGCCAGATTTTCTGGGGTCAGTTGATCGACTGGATTTTGTTCGGGGAGTCCCATCGCTGCTCCCGACATCGCTTCTGCCATGTGTTTTGCACCTGTCAATAGTGAAAAAGACCCACAAGAGGTCGCGCATCGGGAGATGCGAAGTTGTTACATTATCAATGGTTTATCAATTCCTGTCCACCTCAAGGTATGACAGGTAAAAATGCACCGTGCCCACGGTTGACGTGACTTTCACGATGTCTCCTTCCTCAACAACACAAGGCACCCCATTAAATACATCAATCGTCGTATTTGAGGCTAAAGCCTTGTTTTTTAACAAATAGTGCGTGGTTCCACTGCCCGAACCATACTGAGTTACAGTAATCGAGGCATTGGAGGTATTGGCATTCGTTACACGCAAGGACCGCATAATTGCAGTTGTCGCATCAGGCACGGTGTAAATTGTTGTCTCAGTCGCCGCACTGGGGATCGAAACATCGTGTAAATATCGATTAGCCATGCTTCACCTATGTCAAATCATAGACTTCAAACGAGCCTATGATGTCGTTATTGCCTGCAAATACACGAGCAGCCAGCGTCAGTGTATCGCTTGTGCCCGCAATAGTCCTGCCTAGCTGCAATGCAAAATTGTAGTCAAAAGTAGTCCCTATGCCCGAGGCGCTTTGATTTGTGCCGCTTATGTATTCAACGTGAACGATAGTGCCTCCAGTAAGAGCGGAGGCAGTAACATCATAGTCAAAATTGGCAAAATCTGTTGTATTGTAGGACGCCCCAGTTAACGTGGCGTTTTTGATAATCGCAATCTCATAGTTGTCTGGATTGGTTCCACTGGGCAGCACAGGAATGCCCGCAGGCAGGATCACCGAATCTAGCCTGTCAGAGGCCAGTCTTATGGTTACCAGCGGCTCAAAACTGGTTCCGATAGCAGTATCTGTCGTCATTCTGGCCACTTTTTTTATGGCCTTTTCCTGATATCCGCCCTCGGAGATTACCGTCGAGCATATCTGCTTAAGCGTAGAGCCAGAAGCCACGGTGCCTGTAGCGGTTATCTCATAACGAATGGGCAGGATAGCCGTTGTCATGTATACCGCATCATTAACATTCGCATTGTGGAAGGTATGAGCCACAATTAGCTGACCATCAATGACGAAGCCACAACGAACCGAACCGACGCCTAACCACTCAAAGTCTTGCCACAGAATCTGGGATTTAGTCAGATCAAGCGTAATCCCGCTGGCTCCGTTACCATCAAAGGTGTCTCCGTTCCAACTGGACTGAGCGACTCGGGTATTGACCACAGAGCCCGTGACATCGCTCCGCATGACCATATAAATGGTGTCATCATCCTGCTCTAGGTAAACACCGTTTTCAGCCCCAAAATAGCCTACTCGCTGGCGTAGGTTGGTTTTAGCCTCGTCAAACACAAACGTATTCATTACCAGCAGGCTTTTTCCCGGCTGATACGGAAATACCCTAAGGCTTTCCCGAATGACCTCATCACCAGAGGTTGTCGTGATTGTTAAAGAGGTAGTGCTGGCATCCGCGCTATAGCTGGTAGAACCACTGCCTGATGTTGAAGTGTCAAAATTACCAGAGTCCTGATAACGGCTTTGGCTATCAAAAAGCGTAACAGGCTGACTAGTCCGCATGCGTCCGAACGCATCACCTGCGGGTCCAGACGGATATGTTGATATTGGGCCAGTCAAAGTTTCATCTCCTCTTGATTCAAACCACGTGTTAGCAATGACTAGGTTTTCCGTAGTTATCGGCGTATACGTGCTATTTAGCTGAAGGATTATCTGCTCAAGAGAACGCACCAGTTGGTTAAATTGCTCTGGGCTATACTCGTTTGCAACTGCATTAGGTAAACGAACATTTTGTATTTTGCTCATCTGAGACCATCCGGTTGCAGGTCAACGCGCAGAGTACCGTATCGCCACCAGCTATTTATGTCGCTACTGGTCATTTTAAGCGATATCTGTCTACCACGCGCCCGAGTGTCCACCTTTTGCGTAGTGGGACTGACCGTATACGGGTCCAAGGAGCTCGGCGTTGCATCTGCCTGAGGATATGGCCTCAAGAACAAATTAACTGTTACGTCTCCCTGCTGATCCTTGAAGTCAGGTATGAACCGACGCATCAGGACCATATTGTCGCCCTCACCGATGTCAAAGTACCCAGACTCAATAAAAGCGGAGATAGCCGTCCCATCTGCTTGGTTATAGCCGTCTTCTTGATTATAAACCAAGGTCCTTCCAGCGGTGAGACCATAGATAGTGCTGAGGGTGCTTGCTGTGCTGGTCGGAAAGTATTCCGCCGCAATAGGCTTTTCAAAGACCCCCACATCCTGCCACGTAGTTCTAGCGAGAGTGCCTATAGACCACACGTTTTCAAGATAATTAAACGTCACGCATCGATCAATATAGTCGCTAGTAAGACTGCAATAGAACCAAGTAATTTCGTTGAAATCAGTGTTCAAAGCAGCAAATACCTTGGTCTTTTGGACAAGATTTATGTCACTAAAAACGTAATCCTGAACAGTAGAAGGGAGCTTTTTAACGGTGCCGTCAAAGACATAAAAAGCCTCTTTACCCATCCAAAAGGCCAAACCATTCACATCCACCGCAGCATGCGGGCCCTGACAGCCACAGTTAGCTGCCAGTTGTTGGAAACCGAAGGTATACGGAGGACCGATATACTGCATGCCATGCAGTGACGTATCGGTGAGAATCAGTATCTGGCCTCTGGATCGAATGGCGCTAACAATCTCAGTGCCGTCAGATAGCCTCTGCCCGCCTGCGGTATTTGTCGCAGTCTCGGTAAAGGTGCCTATGTTTTCCTGATCAGAAAACCGCACAAACATTGGGTCCTGAGTGGTGGGGTCTCCAACAGTTGTTTCCGTCCCAAAACAAACCAAATGCCTATCTGGGCTTGATACCAGAGCAAAAGTGCTTGTTGTGGGCGCCCCTGAAATAACGGAAGCTCTTACGCCTGTCCCATCGGTAGACGGGCTCCATTGATACACGCTTCCGTCCACCAGTTGCATAATTAGGTTTTCACCAAAATTATCAAATTGCCAAGAACGAGAAGAAAGAGATTCAACCTCAGAGGCGGTTCTAGCAGTGCCCCACGTACTTGCACCCCATACTCCTGTACCCCATCCAAAATCAAAAAACGTAGTATCTGAGCCCACGTTTATTTGATAAGCACCTACAACAGAGGCCCCTCCATTACCTGTATCGCTGCCGTCAGCGTTTACAGGAGCGGTAATTTTATATGTAGCAGAATCGACTACTTCAGTAATCTGATATTCAGAGTTGAGAATATCCGCTGTGATTTGGCCGCCAAGTGAGACAGCCCCAGAAAAGGTAACAAAATCGCCTTCTAATGCACCATGAGCGGTGTCGGTTACTGTAAGTATGGGGGAGCCTGAAGAGGCTGAGAAAGTAACGTCCCCTGCGGCAGTGGTAGCTCGTATTGGCGTGATATCAAACCATGCTCCACCCGTGCTTACATAAACTTTTCGATCTGTGCCAAGAGCTAAAAAAGGAGTTCCGGCCAAGGAGGCCCATGAAAACAGGTGACTTGCATAGCCAACTAGGTAGTTGGCACTTGTGTTGAAATAGGTCCAGCCGCCTATTTTTTCAGGCAGAGTGTAACGGAAACGAATATTGTCTCCGTTGGTCCATCCTCCTTCTGCGCCGTATTCTGTGTTCTGCTTATCAATTCCCGGCTTAAGCGTTAGCTTGAAGAAACTCATTGGGGTACTCTCCGCTTCGTATCATGTTGCACAAACGGTCAGCCCGTTGTCCCACTTGTTTACTCCACCTAGAATCCATAAATTCGACATACGCGACCTCATAATTCTCATCTTCCATTGCAGCTAGGGCTTTTACAAAGCCCTTCAAACGAGGCATTCCTAGGTTAAAGCACATGTCTATCATAGCATCACGACGAGCTTCATTGAGCGAAGAAAACCAACTAAATTCTGTTCCCAGCTCTTTCACAACCCTGTTTATGTCATTTGATAGCAGATAATCTACCTCATCATCTGATAAACCAAGGCCTATTTCTGGGTCTACGCAGCGGCCTATTCCTACAGTCCAATAACCCTCTGGGTCCTTATATATCCTGTGTCTGCCGTTAGTTTTGATTTCCCCCTCGTGGAGACGGAGCATCCTATTTATTTTTTCCATTACTACCACCAAAGAAGAAGGCGCTTATGCCACTCACGAGCCCTCCAAGGTATCCTAATACGAGGTTCACCACCCCGTCATCATTGGCGTCAGGCGGCTGTATGGTCACCATGAAGATATAAGCAAGAAAGCCCAGCAGGCTAATTACGGCAAATATCTTCGGTGTCGGGTCATCCCCAAACACGCGCCTAGCGTCCTTTCGGTCTTCGACCTCAGTCTTAAACGACTCAAGGTCAATCTCAAGCTCTCGAATCCGATCCTTGAAGTCCGTATCTGCTTGCTTTACGAGTACCGCCTTCTCTGGCTGCGTCTCCAGTATCTTCTCGATCTGCTCAACCCCAGCATCTGGGACGCCGATCTTACTGGCAACCATCTTGATTGCCATACCGGCCATAGGCCCACCAGCAGCAGAAGCTACCGTGGGAGCGAGAGATTTGAGCAGAGAGCCTAGTTTCATTTGAATAGCAGCACCAGTTGGATGATTAACCTAAGATCAGCTATCGCTTTTGTCTACGCCATCGGCGTTTTCCTCCGCGACAATATCGTCTATTGTGTCACAGACATCAGGCACTACCACACCAGCCGTAGCAGACAAGGCAGACCGGCCAACAGCGCGAATGCCTTTATAGAAGTCATTGCAGTACAGTTCTTTGTTGTCGATTACACCTTGAACAGATGTGCAGCTAGACAACGTGAAAACAGCTAAAAAACTAATCTTTAATAAACATTTCATTCGCTATATCCTCCAGTTCTTTGCGAGCTAGTTCTTTGTCCCTAGCAATTTGCACCACTTTCTTGGACTGTGCTTCTTGCTCATCCAGAAACTCTTTTAGCCTATCCTTGTAGCCGTCCATCATGTGGTCAGCTATTCGGTCTTTCAGATCCCCCCTGTCAGCAACTCTGGTGTCTTTGCTGGGATTTATGTAGTCAGGGCCGGTATTACTGAAGTACAACATAGTCTGCGAGCTTGAAGGGCCGTAGCAAAAGCGTGGGATTCTAGCCACCATATCGCTGCCCTGCACACAGGATATCTGAGTATCGAGCTTCATTGGGCGCTTGAAGCCCTTGAAGAACACGTTCGGCTTACCGAAGGTAATTAAATTTATATTGTCGTGTTTACCGTTCAACATAGAGGCAGACAGCTCTGCCAACGCACCACCGAGGCTATGACCGCAGATTAGGGTGCGTTTTTTGGGGTCTATGTGTTTTTCAACTTCTTTCCAGACTGACCTGTGGGCCATCGCAAATCCACCGTGGCACAGCCTACCGGCATAAGGCACAGGCACAACCAAAGCATCGGTTAGCCAATCCCGCCCCTGCTGTGTGCCTCTGAAAGCTATGATGTCTATGGACTTTCGTTTTGCTACATATACAGTAGTCGATGTCCATTTACTTTCAATTTTGATGGCGTCTTTATTCTTTTCTTTGTAGGCATTCATTGCCCAACTTACAGCCATATTTAACAAAACGGGGTCGAGTTTCATTTGTCAGCCTTGCCTTCTAAACGCTTAAATATCGCGCCAAGCATTTCTTTGATTTCGCGGATGTCTTCACGGTAATCGTCTTTAGCCACGTATTTTTCCGGTATCTGCTTAAGATCATCGTTAATCTTATCTAACGTGCCAAACAGGCGATTGACCAGCACTCCACCAAGAAATCCGGTCACCGCTATAATTATGTTAAACAACCACTGATATTCCATTACTCTATACCTATATCTCTCCGTTCAGCGGAATATCAAAATCCAATCGCTGCTCAAGCAGTTTTGTACGCACCTGTATATCGTCTATTCTTTCCAAGTTCCCCTCCAACCGCTCTATCTGGTTCTGGAGAATCTCAATAAACAAGTCTTGTCTGGCATCTGCTGGTAGAGCGCCAAGCTCTCCCCTTGGCCATTTGACTCTAAACTCATTGTTCTGCTCAATAGCCATTTCTGAAATTTCAAAATCGTGTTCCAGCGCGTTTATTCGTTCAATGAGACTAAAATATCCAGCGGTTATAACAGACATAAACGCCAACAACGCCAAAATATTCTTCAGCGGAATGGCAAGTTCTGTGTCTTCGTTGACTTTTGCCATATGCCATTACTCCACCGCTACGCTAGTAATCACCATACCTACAGCAAAAAGAACCGTAAAAACACCTACTATTACCACTATATCAACCATTGCCGCTCTGGACTGCGCCTTAGCCCTAGCATCAGCTATACGCATATTCCGTATTTTAATCCGCTCTCTGAGCATGTCATGCCAGAGATTTGCGTTACCCGTCCAGTAGAACAGGTCTTTCAGTTCTTTCTCTAGCTGCTCGGCTTTTTGCTTTTGAAGCGTTATCTCTAATGCCTGACTTTCAACCGATTTACCACCGAACAGTTTTTCTATTTTGCTGGGGTTAGTAGCTTTCTGTTCTAAAACGCTGACCTCTTCTCGGGCATCCCAGAACTTGCCTAAAGCTCTAGTCATATCGCTAAGTTCTCGGCCTTCATTGACCGCCGTCTTCATGAAGCGGTATGCAGAGGCGCATATCTGTACTGCTGCTACGATCTCTGCGGCCATTAGTAGATTTTCACCCCGTCTTGAGTCGGGTCTACCAGTATTGGCTTGCAGTACGCTGTGATCCCTATAGAGGTACTGGGTGAACCTCTACGTCTTAGTTTGGCGGCAAACTCGTTGCAGGTGTCGATACTACGGAAGCACATAGCCTCACGACAGTCATCGTTAGCTACCTCGACGCCACCTATGGTCATTATCAGTACAAAGACGTGAATCACAGCGCATGCTCTTAACCGTTTAGGGCCTCCATCCTAGCCCAAATTTCGTTTGCAGTTGCAGTTGGATCAAACGGTATCCACACCCCAGAATTTGGTACTGTTTCAATAGGAGCCTCTTCCCATTCGCCCCAATCTTCTCCATTAGTTTGTAAGTAATTCTGCAAATCAACTTTTGTAGCAAAAACAGAAAAATCACCGCTGGCTCCGTCTTTGGAGATACCTACATAATAAAAATCTTGTGGTGAAGGGTCACCTGAAGGAACGGCACAGGTTCCTATAACCTGATTCTCTCCCGTGTATAAAAACTCAGGCTGCGCCCCATCTGCGTTCAAAGTGTACTTTATTACTTGATGCGGCATTTTCCACCTCGTGCTGGTAAGCGTATTGTCCTGTGAATAAATATGCCCCCATATGCCCTAGTTGACACCACGGGGCGAGCCAAACTTCTCCATCCAACTCTCTATACGAATGACAGAAACTATAGTCTTCAGACAATAGTTGATTATCTACATTTATTACTTTAAAAAAATCATATGTTTTATCTGGTTTTGCAACAGTCCCTGACCACTGCCGTTCTACATACCAACCAACATGAGGTTTTAACTTTTCAAAAACGGCTCTTTTTATGAGCATAAAACCAGTGCCGATATGTTTAACTTGAAACGGCTCATTTGGGTCTTGCATAAAATGACCTTCTAGCTCATTAACATTAAATATGCCTGTTAGTTTACTAAGGTCCGGATGATTACGAATTGCTCCTTTTTTTATGTCAGACCAATTAATTCCTTTCATTGGTACAGCCCCGCCTATGAGGTCTTTACCAGTTTTAATCATTTTAGCAATATCGTTCGGATTAAATTTTTGGTCTGCATCTATAAACATAAGATAGTCTGCATCTGTGTCCAAAAAAATTTTCGCAATTTTGTTTCTGGCTCTTTGCACTAGGCTCTCGTTTCCAACAAAGACATTCGTTAATTTTATCCTATTAACCAAACACGCTTCTTGAAAATTAAGTATAGATTCCGTGTATTCTGAGCAACACACCCCTCCATACATAGGAGTACCGACGACTATATGCATTAGCCGACCTCTTTGAGTATTTCGTCTGGAACGTAGTTAACTAAACTTTGTTTATCTAGCAAAGAAAACCCTCTTCTTTCTGCAAAAATTCTAGGATTGTCTGCCCACTTTTCTGTCAAAGCCTCCATCCATTGGAGAGTCATTTCATGTGTAGGTGCTTTACCTTCCTTTAAAAGTTCCATTTCTGTATGAAGATAAGCGTCTAACTCTAATTGCGCCTGCGCTCCATTTATACCAAGCTCAAAAAGATAAATATGATTACCCTCATCTATCCTACCCCCAGACGCTCTTGCAGATATAAGTGCCTGCTTTAAGGCCGTCATAATGTGATACTTTACTTCTTCTTTTTCGTATTCTTCTTCTGTAATCCCTTCTTTTTTTACGTGGGTCAAAAGATTGTTGTATTGGTTTATAAACGCGTTAATTTTTCTGACCGCTCCCCCCACTAATTCTTTAGAATGCTCCATAGCAACTTGCATTCTTTCTATTTTTAGTTCAAGCATCTGCCTTTCAAACAAGTCCTCTGTTTCTTGTAGCTTTCTTTCCCAACGCTCAAGTTTTATTTTAGCTTTTTTAAAATTAAAGTAGGCTTCTGTTAAAGCTGTTTTTGTATTTTCAATTTCAGCTAACGTAAACTTCATAGCTCTAATTGGAGTTAACGCAGTTACATCAACTGTGACTGCCATAAACTGAGAATGAGATTTGTGAAAATTACTAGAAGCGTCTCTGATCGCAGGGAGGTTCTCCGCAATGTTTGCAATCATTTGTTTGTACTCAGGCTTATCTTGCGGTAAGCACGGAGATATACTTTCTCTAGTAACCAAACTATAAGAATCTTTTTTGCTGTCCACTAAGTTAGAAACCGTTTTATTCTTCATAATTTATTGGACTCCACCGCCATCATTTGAACACCCGCCTAGATAAAATCTATCACCAACCAAATCACCAAAGTCGCTTGAGTTTCCTGTTGTGGATATAGTGATATACTGGATTACATTTTGGTCAGAATAACCACCTGAATATATACGACCGCCCGCAAATGTCACCCTAGTTGTGGAGCTACAAGCGGCCATACCAGAAGTGTTTACGAGCAAGTCGCCAAAATCTCCAGTGTACCCAGAAGTAGAAAAAGTGTTGTAATTTATAGTATTTGTGAAATTTAGAGCAGAAGTGCTACTCGGCTGATAAACCCCTCTAGTAGAACTAGACCCTCCACAGTTATATCCCGCAAAAGCCGCTGCGCAACTACCATAAGACGAGGAATTTCCTGTGGTGGCGGTAGTTATTCTTTGGAAGTCAGAAAAACCTTGACCATCATAACCAGACTCTCCTCCCATATAAAGAATATGAGTTGGACTAGATATACATTCTCCGTATCTTCTACCGTAACCATAACCGTGGTCGGCCAAATCACCAAAATCAGTGGCATTACCTGTTGAGGCAATAGTTACATAATCAATACGGCTTGTTGAGTAATAGTCAATGCCCCCAAAAAAACAAGCCCTAGTGGAGTTATTCCCTCCGCCTAATTGGAATCTTCCTATGGTTAAGTCGCCAAAATCCGACCAGTTTCCTGAAGAAGCTATGGTTCCGTAGTCTATGAAATTAGCGTAAGTAGCTCCCGACGCACTTCCCCCCGCAGCCAACCCCCGCGTAGTTGATGCGGCAGAAGTTAGGTCACTTATGGAGTTTACAATATCTCCGTAATCAGTAGCATTACCTGTACTGCTTATTGTTATTTTGTTTATAGTGGCATATTTTGAGCCTCCGGAATCTGATCCCCCCATAAATAACCCGATAGGTAGCGAAGTGGGTGTCACAGAGTTAGATGCAGAGCTGTATGCGCCAGACGCGACAGAGTTTTCTGCTCTAACTGTGAAGGTATAGGCAGTTCCACCGGTAAGTCCTGTCACTGTAAAAGGTGAGCCACTAGCGTTACGAACACCACCTGTGGCTGGACTTGGTAAAACTTGATATCGGTCTAGTGCAATACCACCTGTTTCTGTAGGAAAAGAAAGCTCTGTCCAAGTAACAGTTGCTTGTTCTTCACCCCCTACTGCTGTAGGGGTAGAAACTTGATCCGGAGCAACAGCAACTACAGTAGAAGAGGTGTTACTGTTAGCGAGTGTACTGCCGAAAGGATTTGTAGCGGTGACCACGCACCGCAAAGTTTGCCCTACATCATCGGAAACAACAGTGTAACTACTAGAAGTAGCCCCACTAATGTCAGAGGCACCTCTCTTCCATTGATAGGTAAAAGTAGGGGTAGTAATGCTTGTCCAAGTACCGTCGCTGACACTTATCGTTTGATCGTATTCGGGGGTCGAATCACTTAATGCTGGGGCAACAGTATTTACAGGAGCTTCCCCTCCCTTACCGCCTACCAGCATGAGCATTATGCCAGCCATAACTTTTTCCTATTAAGAAACTGATCCAGATACGACGCAGACAGTACCGCTAATAAACAATATGGTAGCGACGCCTCTGGTCAATAAAGTCATACTCGACTTATCACTGTCAACACCCGCAATATAAGCTGTAGTGATGGAACAAGTAATAGTTACGTTTCCGGTGGTGTTGTTAAAAATGCTGATTGCATCACCTTCGGAAAAAGTCGCATCTGGTATAGTAATACTACCGCCAGAACCTACCTGAACGTATTTACCTACATCGCCTGTAGCTAAGGTATAAGAGCCTGTCTTGGTTCCAACAGGTGACACATTGCTCGTACCGACCTCATTGGTTCCATCAGCAGTACAGTTACTCAAATCACCTGCACTCGGAGTACCAATATCGGGAGTAGTTAGACTTGGGCTAGTGCCAAATACTAATGCACCAGAACCTGTCTCATCTGTGACCGCAGAAGCTAAATTGGCTGAAGACGGTGTGCCTAAGAAAGTAGCAACACCCGAACCAAGAGAGGTTATGCCAGTACCACCGTTAGCGACAGGCAAAGTGCCTGTTACGTTAGTTGTTAGATCGACATAAGTAGTTGAGGTAGAACCTGTACCGCCGTTGGCGATAGGAAGTGTGCCTGTAACATCGGAAGTTAAATCTACAGTGTTCAACGGCACGTTAGCATTAGCATCAACAACTGCTGCCCCTGTACCCGCACCATCTAAGTAAACAACCTTGGTTTCTCCAGACCCAATGGTTACGTTAGCACCAGAGCCTTGTGAAATGTTAATGGACTGACTGCCAGTAGTAGCGTTCTCTATGTACATGACACGAGAAACCGTGTTCGGCCCAATGGTCAGCGTTCTAGTAGCCGTGAGGGTCGCGCTAGATGTGACCTTGAAATAAAGCGCACGGGCCGGATCAGCCGCACCGTCTGCTACCGTGGTGGTAGCATCAGCGTCAGTAGCAAACCCGTCCTGAGTGTTGTAACCAAGAGCTTCACCAATTAGCTCAAGGTTGGTGTTTGTACTCGTGCCCCAAGTGCCGCTCTCGTCACCTGTGGCGATTTCTTTTAACCTTAAATTATTTACATAAGTAGCCATCTATATCTCCAGTGACTATAACGAAGCATCGCCTGTTGCGGCGGGAACGCTGGTTGCATATATCTTGGTGCTTTGTTTCAGAGACAAAGACTGACCGCAATCAGAGCAAGTATCGGCTTCTAGCTCAGACTCATCAAGGTCAAACCCGCAATTTGCACAAACTATCTCTATTTCGTGCTTGGGGTCGATCACGCCATCTATGCTTTTGGCTTCATTTACTTTTATCATGCGGCTATCTCCGTCCAAGTTGTACCTGTGGTAGGCGTTATCTCTGACCAGCTGGTGCCGGGGTTGGGGATTATTTCTCCCCATATCAATACGTTTCCTACTTCTCCAACAGCCTGTACCCCAGTCGGGTATACTTTTGCCTTGCCTCTGGCAGTTGCAGATCCAAGAGCCGTTGTACCTTGAACCCCTGTAACAGAAACAATCGCTCCTGCTTGGGCAGTAGCAGAACCAAGGGCAGTCGTTCCTGATACCCCAGTAACATTTACAGTGGCATCAGCTTCTACTGAAGCTGTTCCTAATCCAGTGGTTCCTACTACACCAGTTGGGTAGACATAGGCTTCTGCAATGATCACATCACCGACAGCACCAGTAGCTGAGACCCCTGTCGGAAAGACACCTACGCCTTCCGCTACACTAGCTGTTCCTAGTGCAGTAGTGGCCGATACACCTGTGGCTGCGACAATAGCGTCGCCAGTTATTGTCGGACTTCCAAGTTGTCCTGTAGCGGCGTTACCAAGTACCTCAACCGCTCCATCACCATTGGCAACCACGCTACCAAGAGTAGTGGTAGATTCCAGCCCAGTGGGAAATACGCTTACTCCCTCTTGGACTGTTACTGAGCCTATCTGTCCAGAGGCTTGGAGTCCTAAAGAAGTACCCCAAGAACCATCCCCCCAAGCTCCTCGACCCCACCCATCGAAACGAACAGTCTCGTTCCATACAGTGTAATTAGCTATGCCGGTAGCAGATACACCAGTAACGCTTACAATAGAGTCAGCTTGAGCAGCAGCAGTGCCAAGAGCGGTTGTTGCAGAGATACCTGTAACAGATACTAAAGCATCCGCAGATACCGTAACACTCCCTACCTGCCCAGTGCCCAAGGGCATAGCTGGGCTATTGTTGCCCCACTCTCCGGCACCCCAAGTGCCGTAGTTCCACCCGCCTAATGGGACAATAACGTCAGCCATTTAGCACCTTCTACGCAATACGAATTATCGCGTTACTAGCGTCCGCAGTTGGGAACACAATAGTAAAATCACCTGCGGTAGACGTTTTATCTGCACCAAAATCAAGCACAGCCACGGCCTTATTAGACTGAGTGCTGTTGTAAATCAAAGCCCCTCTGGCAGTAATAGTCGCAGTTGACCAAGTAGTGTCGTTGAAATCGGTAAAAGCTGTAGTGCCAGAGCTAGTGGGCGCTACAGCTGTCAACGCATTTCCGCCAGCAGAATAGCCTGTGCCGGACACTTCGTTAGTCACGCTGTACGCTGTAGTCGTAGCATCCAGAGTTGCAGAGCTGG